AGCGGAGATAATGTGTTTACAATGCAAGCCATCTGCACATCATTAGATTTAAATGCTGCAGTAGAAGAGAATACAAGCTACTCTGCATCTTTTGAGGTGACAGGTGCAATCGCGAAGACAACAAAAGCATAATTTAAAAATTACCTAACATGAAAACAATAAAAATAGCTAATGCGGACATTCCAGTAAAGTTTGGAATGTTCGTGTTAGGTACATTTTTACGGGAGAGGAATCTAAAACTTAGCGACCTCTCCCAACTTGGCGAAGACCTCCTATTTGCTCTTGAACTTGCCTTTGCAGGTGTACAGGCAGGTTACAAGGCAAAGGGAGAGAAGTGCCCATATACCTTAGAAAAGTTTTGCGACTTAGTAGATTTGGATAAGGGAGGGATAAATAGGATAACGGAGCTGATAACAAATGAGATTTCAGTACCAGAAGATCCGGAAAGAAAAAACGAGATAGCGGAGGAGCAGAATTAACGCTTGATTATATAGAGCGTTTTTGCTTTGGAGTATTAAGATTTTCTCCTCCGCAATACTATGAGATGACACTAAGAGAGGTTATTATAGCCATGCAAGGTTATAATAACCAATTTGAAATAGAACAGCAATTTGAGTGGGAGAGAGCCAGATGGCAAACAACACTTTTATTAAATGTTCATACGGCAAAAGGCAAATCAATTAAGCCTAAAGATTTGATTGAATTTCCTTGGGAGACAGATAACGTAAAACCAACTAAAAGAAGTTTGTCAGAAGTTGATAAGTCAATTTTTGAGAAATGGGATAAAGAGTAGATAATGGCATTAGGTAAACTGAATTTAAAACTTGGCATTGATGTAAGTAATCTTGAGAAAGAACTTGGCAAGGTTGAGCGTAGTATGGCAAGGTTTGGTGGTAAAATGCAAAGTGTAGGTACTACATTATCACAGTCACTTACCTTGCCTATTATTGCACTTGGAGGAGCAGCTTTAAAGTCCTTTGCTGACATGGAGAGGTTGCAAAACGGTTTAACTGCCATTATGGGAAGTAGTGCAGCAGCATCAGTTGAATTAGAAAAATTAAGAAAGGTTGCAGAGAATCCTGGTCTTGCTTTACCTCAAGTTGTAAAAGCATCAGCTACTTTGCAATCTGTTGGTATGTCTGCTGATGTTGCTCGAGAAACTATTACACAATTTGGAAATGCAACTGCAAGAGCAGGAGAGGGAGCTGAAACATTTGATGGAGTTATCGTTGCGTTAGGTCAAATTAGTGCAGTAGGTAAAGTTACACAAGAAGACCTTAATCAGATAAAAGGAAGGTTACCAGAGTTTGCTGATGTAATGAAAAATGAATTTGGAGTAGTTACGGCAGAGGCAATAAATAAAATGGGCATTAGTGCAGAGGATTTTATTACAAGGTCTGTAAGTGCGTTAGGAGAATTAGAAAGAGCAAAGGGAGGCCTTGGTAATGCTTTTGATAATTTAAAAGACAATGTAGGTGCATCATTAGCTGAACTTGGTAAGGTAATAAATACAAGTTTAAATGTGGAGGCAATTTTTATAGCTTTATCGGATAAATTAAATTATTTAGTAGAAGGCTTTAAAAAATTAAATCCAGAAACACAAAGCTTTATTGTATATGCTGGTTTAATTGTTGCTGCAATTGGTCCAGCAATATTTATAGTAGGTAAAATGATTACTACCTTTGGAGCATTAGCAGGTACTACAAAAATGATAATTGAAAATTTTGGAAAACTTAAAGGAGCTGTTGTTAAAGCCTTTACAGCTATACTTGCTAATCCTGCTATACTTGGAGTAACTTTAGCTATTGCTGCCGTTGGTGCTATTGCTTTATACGTTTATGATAACTGGGAGGCATTTGCAAGTAGGTTTCAAAACATTTGGATTAACATAAAAAATAGTACAATGAAAGGTGTAGCTGATTTTATGAAAAACATAGATAAGCTACAGAAATTTTTAGGTATTCAATTATTTGATGTTAGTAGTTTAACAAGTTATACAGAACAACAAAAAGTAGTACAAAAAGAATTTAAAAGTATAGGAGAAACAGTTGATAGTTTATCTGGTAAATTAAAAAGTTTATTTTTAGCTAAACCAAAAACTGGAACTAATGAAGAAGCTATTATAGGTAAAACTAAAACTACAACTACTCCAACAGGTGGCGGTACTGCAGCTGCATTACAACCAGCTACACAAGATTTAGGTATTACTGCTATGCTTCCAACATTGGATGTATTGCCAACAAAATTAAGTAGTGTAACTGCAGAAGCAGAAAGATTAAAAGAAACAACATTAGCACTAAACGATGCTACTACAAAATTTGTTCCTCCTATTCCTGCTATTGTAGCTTTTAAAACTGAAATAGAATCTTTAGGATTAAAGATGAATGAATTAGGAAATGCATCTATAAATATTAATTCTGCTATATCATCTGGTATCGGAGTTTTAGCAAATGAGTTTGAAAAAGGTATAGGTTCATTTAATGATTTTGCTAACGCAGTAGTTAAAGGTGGTTTAAGCATTATAAAATCATTGATACAACAAGGTGTAGCAGCTGCGGTTTCAAATACATTAAAAGGGCCTGCTGGTACATTGGGCCCAGTCGGTGTTGCAGTTGCTGGTGCTGCTGGAGCATTGGCATCGGGATTATTTACAAGTTTAATTTCAAAAATAGGATTACCTAAACTTGCACAAGGTGGTCTTGCCTATGCTCCAACTATGGCAATGGTGGGCGATAACAAAAACGCACGAGTTGACCCGGAAGTAATTGCTCCTTTGTCAAAGTTAAAATCAATGATGGGTGACATGGGCGTAGGTGGCACACTGGAGACAAGGATAAGCGGAAATGATTTGATTATATTGTTAAATAGATCTCAAAAAGGTCTTAGTAGAATACAATAATGGGAGTTAGGTATCAAACGACAGTATATAACGAAAAAAGCAGAAAGATTACTGTATCAATAAAAGATAGTAATTATTCTGGTGCTGTTGGGACATTTGATACTTTATCATTAGGCTTACAATATGATAGCGAAAGCCAGCAAGGACAAGAAAGATTTACACCTATTATCGGATCTTCATTTAATTTATCTTTACTTATAAATAATAACGATTTACAAACATTACTTCTTGATATTGGATTAGCTGTTGAAGGAAGGTTTACAATAGATTTAACTGCTTATGAGGATGATAATACGACAGTATCTTTTAATTGGTATGGTTATATAGTTACAGATTTAGTGCAATTTGAGGATGTGCCTTTGTCGATTGGTTATGTTGCTCAAATATCTGCCATTGATGGATTAGGATGGCTAAAAACTTTAGACTATAAAAGTGCAGTAGGGCCTTACAATGGGCAAGACACAGTAGTACAACATATATTAAATTGCCTCAATCAATTAGATTTTGTACAAACTGAACTGGTGGCAAATAGCTTACCAGTCCTTCACACTGTTTTTAACTGGCATGAAAGCACATTAACATATAGTGCAAATAATGATTTTGCTTTAAAAACTGCAATACAACATAGAGCATTTTATCATATTGACACAAAGAAAAATTATACTTACCAAAGTTGCTATGATGTAATTAAAAAAATATGTCAGGCACTTGGTGCAAGAATTATATTTAGCGGTAGTCAATATTGGTTTATTCAGATTAACCAATATGCTAACAATCCATCATCATTACGTTATTTTAAATATAGTGCTTTAGGTGTACAAACATCTGGCACTTTTACTGATGACTTTACTTTATCTAACGTACAAGGTAATTTAGGAAGTAGTGATTTAATGAGATTAAGTGGTGGGAAATGGACATACTACTCGGCTTTAAAAAATGCTTTAGTACGTTATAATCATAATGCCAAAAAGAATTTAATGCCTGGTGTAGTGTATAACTACATTACAAATACAGATCCTGTTATAGTAAGAACAGATACATTAGATAGTACAAACAATGAAGCTAAACTTAGCTATACAGGAATGTTATATCAAAGGTCTATTTGGTCAACTGGAGGAGGTTTTGTGCCTCATATATTTGTATATGCTGTAAAAGTTGCATCTATTATTGATTACATACCATTAATGGGTTTTAATATATTACAGACCTGGACACTTGGAAGTGGATGGAGTATATTAAATGGTAGTTTATTTGCTACTACAGTTACAGGAGTAGTTGAATGGACAGGCAGCGCGGTTGTTTCTAATAGATATTATTACGTTACTATAAAAGTAGGAACTTTGCAGCAAGGTGAATTAAGATTACGCATTGGTGGAGTTACTAAAACTATAACTACTGAAGGGGATTACGAGTATAAAATTTATACAACAAATACAGATGCTTTTAAATTAGATTCTATATCAGCTTTAAAATTTACTGGTGTTATTGATAATTTGCAAGTTAAACAAGAAAGTAAATATTTAAAAAGACCAGTTACTTTTACTAATGGTTTTAATTATCAATTAGGTGCAGCAAGTTGGGAAAGTAGCTTTTATGAATGGGAATTTGTAACAGACATTATAAATTTAGATGGCACTGAAATTAATAACAAAACTATTTCATTTGACACTTTAGCTATTCCAGAAACAGGAGAATATGTTTGGGAGATGCGTCTTAAAGAAGTTAGAGATGAAAGTGGCACAGATATAAAAGCAGATTATGCCATTGAATATTATTTGACTAATAATTATTTAGAATTTCTACCAGATGGTACTATACAAGGTCAATCAGATTTAAAAGAATTTGCAAGTGATAATGATGATAAATCATCTGTTGTCTGCAATCTTGATACCTACCTTGGTGATGGGCCTTCTGCCACTACTACCGGAGGACTTAGAATATTAAATTCATCAAGTATTTATGTACCATCAAGTGCATGGAAAATAGGTAACACTGGTACTGCTAAAAATGTTAGTCAATTATTAGTTAATGAAATTATACGCGGACAACTTACACCAAAGCTACGCATGGTTGATATGCCATTCCAAAATTTATCAGTTGACAATCCTTACCTTCCTCACAAGGTCATAGAATATTCATCTGGATATTACGTTTTTGAAAGAGGTAGTTTTGATTTAAAAACAGAGATTTGGCAAGGTGATTACTTTAAAATAGAACTCGATGCCTAATTACACCGAAAGAACAGTTTTATCGAAACCTCGAGATTTTGCTGAAGTTGCTAATAACGCAGGCAGTGGTGGAGTGGTAAATAACAATGTCACAGAAACAATAAATAATGTTACAGTAAATGGCTCTGCCGTTTCTATCTTTAATCAAGAATTTCTTGATACAACATCTGCTATATTAACCTGGACACAAAATAACGGCAAGTTGCCGACAACTAATTTATTAGCAGCTATCCATGTTTACCAAAATGGTCAGAAATTAGTCGATAGTCAATATTCTATTACACTACCTGCTACTATTACCATAGATTCTAACACACATTACGATGGAAGTAATTACATTGTATTTGCAATAAATATAAACTAATGGAACAAATACCTACACCTAAGAAAGAAAGAAAGTTTTTAAAAGCCATTGGGCGCGTTGCAGGTGTTTTAGTGCAAGAGCTCGCACTTGGTTTAGGAAGAAAATACATAGGTAAAATGATAAACAAAATTAAGATTCCAAAGAAAAGAGAAACACTATCCTTTCTCCTTCTCCTCTCCTGCACCTTTGCCTTTGCCCAGTATCCAGCAACGGGGAACAAACAGAGACTTGGTTATCAGACTACGGGCGATGGTCTTGTTTTTAGGGGAAGGTCAAACGATACAACGGCTTTAAAACCTTCTACTTTAAATAATGCCTACCATTTATTTGACACAGTTAACAATGTCTTATTTAGCTATATTAAGACTAAAGGAGGATGGCAGTTTAATAATAGCGATACAGTCATTGTAAACAACAATTTTTCACAGCCTATTGACTCATTGTTTTTTAAAACAAGCGTATCCCCTAACAATGTGGACACGGCAAAAATGCGATGGGATTCGGAGTTAGGTACAGTGGTTTTAGGAATGTACGACAAAGTGCCAAACGAATTAGGATTTAAAAACTTTTGGTTAGTTAAGAATCAAACAGGCTCAACTATTACAAAAGGCAGCATCGTGTATGCTAATGGCACGGTTGGTGCAAGTGGTAGAATAACTATTGCAAAGTTTATAGCCAATGGCACTATTGATGCTAAATATTTATTAGGAATAACGGCACATGATTTAAGCAACGGAGAAGATGGCTATGTTATTTCCTTTGGCAAGATAAGACAAGTCAACACAGATACCTTTGCGGATGGTGCAATCCTTTACCCATCTCCAACGACTGCAGGTGTTTGGACAGATGTTGAACCAGTTGCGCCAAACATTGATATGCCAATAGGTTTTTGTATTAATTCTCATGTAAACAATGGCACAATATCAATAAGAGTAGCATCTGGTTACGCATTGCATGAGCTCCATGATCTTGCAATTTCTTCACCGGTTGAAAAATCAAGTTTATATTATTCTGGTGGACTTTGGCGCGATACAACTGCGGCATTGTTGGTCAGCGATACGGCAAGTATGTTGACAAATTATTTGCGAACAGGTGTTGCAGCTGCGACTTACACACCTTTAACAAGGTCAATATCTACAACTGCACCATTGCAAGGAGGAGGTGATTTATCTGCAAATAGAACATTTTCTATTACACAAGCAAGTGGAAGTGTAAATGGATTTTTATCAAGTACAGATTGGACTACTTTTAATGGCAAAGGAAATGGCACAGTTACAAGCGTAGCAATGACTGTACCTACATTTCTTTCCGTATCTGGCAGTCCTGTAACTTCAAGCGGTACATTAGCGGTATCATTAAGTGGTTCTGCTTTGCCTATTGCAAACGGAGGTACTGCGGCAACAACAATTAGCCAAGCAAGAACTAATTTACAAGTACCAAATATAGCTACTACAATAACACCTCAAGCACCTTTAACAGGAGGAGGTAGTTTAGCTGGCGATAGAACAATATCTATACCAGTTGCTACAAGTGTTGCAAATGGTTATTTATCATCAACTGATTGGACAACCTTTAATAGCAAACAAAACGCTATTACATTAACTACTACTGGAACAAGCGGAGCTGCTACTTTAGTTGGTGCAACATTAAATATACCGCAATATAGTGGAGGATCTGGAACGGTTACAAGCGTTACAACTACATCTCCATTAAGTGTTATAAACTCTACCACAACTCCTCAAATATCTATTTCAGCTGCCAATGGTACATCAACTTCTGGAGTAGTTACTACTACATCTCAACAATTTGGAGGTGCAAAAACTTTTAATGACAATTTAACTACAAATGGCAACATGGAGGTTGATGGTACATTAAATGTAGATTTAAAAGGTACTTTTGGAGCTGCAATAAAAGCTACATCGCTTGAAAGAAATGTTGTTAATACAACAAGCACATCTATAACTTTAGGTATAGCAACTACATGGTTAAATATTCATCAAACAAGTAATTTTACTATTACTTTGCCAAGTGCTGCAACTTATCCTGGAAAGGAAATACATATAAGAAATAGTGCTGCTGGTGTAGTATTATCAGCATCATCTAATATTATAGCAATAGATGTAAGTCATGCTGGTGCGACAACCACTATAATTTTAACAGGTACAAGTGGAAGTCAATTTTGTACATTAGTAAGCGATGGTACAAATTGGATACAAACCCAAATAAATTAAAATAATATGAAATCAATAATACTAAAACTTTTTTACCAAGGCTACGAGTTCATTGCCTTCTCCCTTTGCTGCGGCTTCATTGCTTCGTTCTTTGTACCTATTAAGGGATTCTTGCTTTTTACGGTCGCCGTGGTTTTTGCAGACACAATCACGGGAATCAAGGCATCAAAGAAGCAAAATCAAATTATAACCAGTAAAGGACTTTATCGTACTACTGAAAAAATAGTAATCTACTTTGTAGCCATTCTTATTTTTGAAGGTGCAAAAAATACCTTTTCAATCCCATTTCCAATAACCTACATGGTGGCAATGATGATCTCTGCAACAGAATTATTTAGCGTGGCGGAAAACATCAAGCGGATTACTGGCGTTGAATTAGGGACATTAATATCAAGATTTTTCAGACGTTAAAAACAAATAATATGCAGACTAATTTAAAAGAGGTTTTAAAAAGCGCAGACACAATCAAAAGTCCAATAGGTGACATTGCTTGTTATTCTATGAACATAGCGGAACTTGCCGGAGAGGTAAACGTTTTTATGGAGGGAAACAAGGTGAAATTTACATGGAGAGAGTACATTAAATTGGCTCAAATCATTTGGGATAAAATAAAGGAAACAAGCCGTGAATGCGGAAGCAAAGAAATTTCGGTTACTTTACCTCCAAAATTATCAATCGTAGGCGCAGCTTTTGCGCTCATCGGGTTTAAATTATAGGCGCAGACAGAATCGCTACCTTAGTGCCGAGGGGAGTAGATTAATTTCTATTCCCCTTAAAAATATAAAATATGAAAGCAAATGAATTTTTAATATGCCTTGATGCCGGGCATGGTGGCATGAGAAACGGAACGGGCCCAGAGAAATATGTTACCTATCCTTCAAAATGCTACCAACATCGCACAGGCAAGTTTCATTCCTATGGATGGTTTTTTGAGGGAGTGTTTAATCGCTCTTTAGCTAACTATTTGGAGCAGTACCTCCTTGACTATGGCTTCCAAGTGAAAAAGATCTACGAGCCTATCAATGACACAACATTGAATAAACGCTGCCAACTTGCTAACTCCTACGCATCTGTAGCTAAACACTCTGTACTTGTTTCCATTCATGGCAATGCTGCCGCAGCAACAACTGCCAGAGGATGGGAGATATTTACATCACCTGGACAAACAAAAGCGGATCTCCTTGCAACTTGCATCGGAGAGCAGGTAAAGAGTAGTACACCAGGCTGGGTGCATAGAGCTGATTATTTAGATGGTGATTTAGATAGGGAGGCAAGGTTTACTATGCTTACCGGTGTATCCATGCCTGCGGTGTTGTCGGAGAATGGCTTTTTTACCAATTATTCTGATGCCGGATTAATGATTGATTTGTCTTGGCAGCAGAGTATTGCTAAAGCGCACGCAAAGGGCATCTTAGACTACGCTGTGCAACAAGGTGTAGTGTGGGAATAAAAAAGGCGCAAGTATCTCTCTTGCGCCTCTTAAACACCTTAAACATCAACAAACACTAATTAACAACTATATCCTGCAATAACTTATTTAATAATCTAACTGCTGATTCTTTTACATCTTCTTTCTCGTTGTTTATTTTAACTACTTGCCATAACAAAGATACCATTCTTTCTGGATTCATATACTGGTAAAATTGTTTGTTTCTTTCATCTTTGGAATTGTAAAAAGATACAAGTGTTGATGCTGATGATACAACATTATTTGTCTTAATTCCTTTTGGATACTTTGCTATCATAGCATCACAAA